TGAATCATTAAATCTTTTCATTACTTCTTTATCTAATGTGTTTAAAGGTTTGCCTAGAAATTCATTACGAGGTTTAGAGTTAATAGTAGGTGAACCAAAACGAATGAAACCAACAATCTTATTAGTATTAGTTTCATAGACAACCCACTTAAGAGTTTTGCCTGGTATCGATTTCTGTATCATTTGAGATGCGACTATATCAATGTAGTCATCATATATAGGAAGTTCTCTACAAGCGAACTCCATGTCTTCTGGATGCATTGTAAAGTCTTGAAACATGTCATCTTCTGGACCCATACCAAGTAATGGTGCAGGTCTATCTGCCATTTTTTCTAGTTTTACTTTGCGTAGATAGTCATCTATCCTATCGAAGTTTGCATAGTATTCGATAAAGATTCTCGCTACATATTCCGCATCTTGTTTTGATAGTATTAACATAAAAAACCCACCTCCATTATAAACGAAGGTGGGTATAATTGTCTAGTGACTTTTTGAAATTATGCTACGAAGTCATCGCCAGGATTCCATTCACAACCTGTAAGACCACCAGCTTTTAATGCTTGTAATGTTCTTAAGATTTCTTGTGCATTTCTTCCTGTATCTAATGCGTTGACTGAAACACTTTGAATTACTCCATCAGGATCAACAATGAATGTTGCTCTAAAACAAACACCATTGTCAACATCAATGATTCCTAATTCAGAAGATAAGTATAGTCCAGTGTCAGCTGCAAGTTCATGATTGATTTCTCTAATCATTCCATTTACATTTCTCCAGGCCTGTTTACAGAATTCATTATCACCACTGAGACCAACTACTCTGGCCTCATTGTTGAGAATGTCCATAGCGGAAATTTCTGTTGGGCATATGAATGTGAAGTCTTTTGGATAAAAGTAAAACACACTCCAATCATTTCTTTCAGCATGAGAATAACTTACCTCTGCTATGTCGTTTGCAGGATTAACTCCTTGCAATTCGAAAGTAGGAAATAAATCACCTACAGTTAATTGTTGTCCTTCTCTAAACATATTTTCTCCTCTATTTGAAACTGGAGCGGAGTTCTAGATTTGAACTAGAGACTCTTAAATGGAATTTAAGTGTTTTGCCTTAAACTAACTCCGCTTTGATGGATCCATATTACTAGCCTTGTAGCAAAATTACAAGGGGGTTTTTGAAATTATTTTATTTTAATTTCAACTGGTTTATCTTCTTCTGGAATAATCCTTTCTAAAGATACACTCAATATACCATCTTTCATGTCTGCACCCTTAACGATAATATCGTCTGCGAGTGTAAACTTTCTACTGAAAGTTCTTCCAGATAACCCACGATGAACATACTCTGTATCTTCATTTAAGTTATCTTTCTTACTACCTTCAATCAAAAGAACTTCTTTTTCTTTTGTGATAGATATATCTTTCTTACCGAACCCAGCAACTGCAACTTCAACACTGAAATTCTCAGCATCAATCTTTACAATATTGTAAGGTGGGTAATTGGATGTGTCGTGCAAATGTTCAGCACGATTTAATAGTTGAATGGTTCTGTCGAACCCGATTGCGAATGGGAATGATTTCCCGAAGACATCGTCATAGATTGTCATAATAGTCCTCCTTAAGCGACTGTTTGTTAAAATACCTAACCTCAAATGAGCATTAGGGCGTATGGGATGTTGGAGTTCTTATTGAGTCATCTTCCTCGAGCGAACATATTCCAATGATTGTCTAACAAAGCTCTGTTAGATAATAAGAGCCAACATCTCATACTATATTGAGGATTGTCCCGACTCGAACACGGAAAGGAATCTATCCTCAGTGATAAAGTTCGTTAGGCAAGTTTCAGTAAACTGTCTAGTCCGACTTACTCTATCGGTGTGGTTTCTCTTCTCTGATAGGTCCACCCCTTTTTATTAAGTCTATAATACTAAGCGCTTTCGCAAGCTCTTCTTATAAACTTAGTCCATTATATAGTGCATAACGCTGGTTTTTCAAGGGGTTTTTTGAATTTATTTTCACCTTACAAATTTTCGAATATTAAATGCACTCTAGATTTATCACCTGCATTAACAAATGTATGGAAGGATTCGGTGTCTGCTGTGTATATACAATCATCGATTGGCATATGATATGACTCTGAATCGTATATAAAATAACAACCGAGATTAGTTATTAAAGGTATATGATAAGAAACTTTACCACTATCCTTATGCCAATAATACGCAGTGTTTGGTACCACAATTCGATATGTTATACTATTAAAATCAAATAAGGATGCTACATGTTTTGAAACTTCAAAAGTATAGGGAAAGTCTTTAGTCTTAAAATCGTTTATCTTCTCATTTTTAAATAGTAAATGAAATCTTTTCTGAACCAATACAGTATTGGTTCGATTGAAAACTAATTCAAACTTATTATTACTTATAGTAGAAAACTCTTCTACAAGTTTATCAGTATTGACTGTATAATCATCCAGTCTAGATAATTTCATCAGACGGTTTATCGACAAAGACTATGTTTGCTTGACCTATCTTGTTTCTACGGTCTATTTCAATTCTAACTTTTTGTTTAAGTTTGGGCTTGATACCGTCTTTGTTGTATGCTTCGATTAAGTCTGCATTTGATTTACATTTCATATAGTCGTAGACCAATGTAGTCTTACCTGTTTGTCTACTATATGATTTTGATGTTGCACTGAATTTCACTGGTGGCATAATATACTCCTTATTCTTTTATTTATTGAGTTTACGAACCACTTTACTTCCACTCTCATCTGTAAACATTGGTGCGTATATCTTAACAGGTATTGATTTACCCTTTACATTTATTTCATCCATATACTGCCATTCACAATCAACTTGTTTCTTTGTGAACTCTGACATTAGAATGGGTGTATCGTATTGTCTTGTTTGAACTTCTAACCTTGCGGCCAGGTTAACTGCATCACCCACTACTGAGTAATCGAATCTCAATTCAGAACCCATGTTGCCGACTATACAAGGACCTGTGTTAATTCCTGTGCCGATGACTACTGGTGGTAAATCTAAACCCTCATCTTTAATTTCTTGATTCATTCTCTCTGTGAGTAGTTCTATTTCCATTGCAGTCTTTAAAGCCATCTGTGCATGATTAGGACAATCTAACGGAGCATTCCAAAATGCCATTAAACAGTCGCCCATATACTTATCTACTGTTCCACCATTCTCTATTACCACCTTTGTCATACCATCTAAGAATCTATTGATAAGTAATACTAATCCTTCCGGATCATCATTCTTCATATAGGCTTCTGATATGGGAGTGAATCCAACTATGTCTGCGAATAAGAAGGATAATTCTTTTCTATCCCCTCCAAGTCTAAGTTTACTTGGGTCTTTCTGTAGTTCTTCAATCATGTCAGGAGATAAATATTTCTGGAACTGCTTCTTAATTTGTTCTTTGAGTTGATAGGTCGTATAGTATTGGTTGAAAGAGGCATGGCCGAAAACAACTATGGAGGAAATCGATGACCAGAAAATATCGAATAGAACGAGAGATGAAGACCATAAGTAGAAACCCCCACCCACCTGAACTAACACGATACTGGAACAAGTTATCGCCGAGACGGCTGTGGGAAGTTTGTAAACCGATACCAATATTAATAGAAGGACTATCAAAAGAACAACGACTTCAAGAAATTCAAGAAAGTCGGATTGTTGTATTTGAACTCCTGTCGAGACGGTTTGGATTAGGTTCGCTTGAACTTCGTGGGGATACATTACACCCGCTGGGGTTGAAATTGGATTAGCTAACCCTTCAGCAGTAAGACCATAGACTAGAATCTTTCCTTCTATATCTGATTCTTTTAAATCTGAAAACGATATAGATTCAAATTGATTCCAGTATGAAATCATTAAGTCACCACTTGATGTGGTTTCGATTGGCGAGTCTCTCCCCATTTTTACCCATACTATACCCTCTTCTTTCGTGACTCTAGTTTGATAGTTAGGTTGGTCATACAGAGCTCTAAGTGTTTCAAACCCTAAACTAGGATAGAGCTGACCATTGGCCTGGATGACCAGCGGAGCTGACCTGATGGTACCATCGAAGTTAGGGGTTTTCGCCACACTAGGTGTGGCAACTGTGACTCCCATACCCCATGTCTTACTTTGTAATCCGGGAAGGGGACTCACCAAACCTGGAAAGTTCCATACATGGTCTTGTATATCACCATCTCCAAATACAGATGTGTTTACAAATGGTGCGTTGCCTGATTCTTTTTGAACTGTTGGTGCAGATGATAATATGGTTAATCTATTCTCTAATGCGTTTGCAAAGACTTCGTCTCCACCAAATCTATCTTCTTCTGAGAATAGTATATTGAATACATGAGTGTTTGAATGATGAGTTTCCCATAGAGTATCGGCATATATCTCTCTAGGGAATGGGTATTGACCTAGGGCGTCTATCGACTTTTCATCTATATTTACTAGAAGAATGTCTTCTACTTGAACTTTTTCTTTTGATGAATGTAGAACATCGAAGTAAGACCATCTAACATTATCTATTAGATAAGGCGACCATATCTTAACACCGACTAGTGCAACTATGGTTATTAATACAGTCTTCCAATTATACATTTACATCCAATTGAGATAAACATAAACAGCGGCACCAATAAGTGCAATCATAAGAACCCAATTAAGAATTCTCTTCTGTAATTCTTTTCTCTTCTTGATTCTCCATTCGCCTTTGAGTCTGACTATTCTTTCATTCATAATTTATATCTTCTTCATTTTTGTGTATGAAATCTTTCATATCTACCATCCATTGTCTGAGTCTTACAGATTGTTGCATATGAAAATCTCTGTTGTCACTGTCCTCTAATGCCATTCTATTGTGGTAGTCTATTGTCCTTAGAATTATTCGTATCGCCTCTTGATATGGCATACGAACTAAAGTTGAAAACTTCTTCTTCGATGTGAATTCTTTCTTTGGCATTCAAAACTTACTCCTTTATGAGAACTTCTTTTGAATGTATTTAAAAAGTGCGTAGATTGTTAGACCATAAAATGCGAGAACTCCCATAGGGATTGATATGTATGCAAGTTCCCATGGAGATAAGAATAAAAGTTCCCATGCAAAGTCTGTGGCGGCCTGAACATCACCTGATGAGTCTGGCATACTACCAACTTCGTTTACGATATCAAGTTCATATTCAACTAAGAAATCTGACCACTCTTGTTCAGTGAAACAGATATTATTTTCAGGACATTCTACTTCCATGATACTACCTTAGTGAGACACCATTCAAGAAATCTTATTACTTTCGCCTTGAGTGTCATGTTAGTTTTGTGTCACTGTGACTGTGCAACCACCAGATGTCTGGCAGTTCTGTGTTAGTGAATAATTTTGTGTTGTATTACTGTGTTGTGTTAGGTCAAGAGTAGTTCCATAATTACCATTCAAGGTTATAGTTGCATTGTGTTCGCCTGAACCATCTTGAAGAAAGTCTACTGTATTGTCATCATTGTTAATAGTTAGATAGAATTCTTTTACGCCGTCTGCTTGTTGTTGACCAAATACATCATTGTTATCACCATACAAATAAATTCTTGCTTGATGTCCTGAACATGTTCCTGCTGAACAGTTTCTTTGATGCCCTATTATTGAATTATTACTACCATGTATGTCTGCGGTAATATAATGTCCACCACCTTCTGTATTATCCTTTGACCAGTTAGTGTCGGTTCTACTATCTATTATGAATCCTTGAGCCCAATGGAACTTATTGTTTGTTCCATATGATATATGAAATTGAATATCATTCTTATTACAAGAAGAATTTTTGGTGCAGTTCTGCCAGAGTTTAATATTTTGGTCATCGTAATCTATATCACCACCCCAAGATGCACCAGAACCCCAACCTGGAGAATCATTTGTCCAACCAAGTTCGTTATAATTACCAACTTGTTTTAGGTCAATGGTTAAATCATCACCATCTCCAATAGAGAAGAAGATATCATTATTGAATCCTTCTTGAGTGATTGTAAGTTCTAAATCATCTCCCTTTCCAACTTGGATAATATTGATAGTATTATCATCACCAGCATAAACATTGGATGCATGTGCATACAATACACCCAATATGAATATGCTACTTAATGTTTTCTTTAAAATATCCACCACAATAATAATCCTAATATGAGGCCTTCGGCCCATGCCACCCATAACATTTGATACTCATCTAAGTTGAACCAGTCAGCAACTTCCCAAACTGCGTTTTCGTGCCACTGCCTTAATCTTTCAAAATCAATATTGATGTTCATATCTCTCCTAGTTTTGTCTAATAACAATTTCAATTCCGTCTCCATCACCGAATGTTATGATACCTTCATAACCATCTACAGTGGTGTCTATAAATCCAGAACCTCCTGCTGCTATTATTATATTTATAGTTCCATTTACATTTCTGTAAAGGACTAAGTCTCCGTCTTGTTCGAAGATGTTATACTGCGAGTCTTTATTGAATCCCGCTACTGCGCCTTTAATGGTGAAACTTCCGATATCACCAGCGCCGGTACCTGCCTGTTTATCTGCTAACACCACTTTAGTTTTAACTAGTGCTTCTACGACATCTAGTAAATCGGTTAAGAAGTCTACATCTAGATAATCAATATCCAATTCTGTAAAATCTCCTTCCATGGTGTCACTCAATGCATCTGATTCTAGTTCATTGAATTCTAAGAAGTCAACATCTAGTATGCCTTGGTCTGAGTTCTGTTCATCTGCATATGATTCTTCCATCGCCTGTCGTATTGCAGGTGGTGGATTCACAATGAACATATTGTCAATCAAGTTAGGTGATATGCCCAGCACTGTCACTGGACTTGTTGGTGGTGAATCATAAGAGGCGACTGTAGTTGCCTGATATGCCTCGTTTAAAACTGTCTCGCCACCATCATTATAAACTAAAATTTCTCCTGATGATTCGCCTGTTTCTTCATCAGGTAAAAGAATGACCATTGTCCTACCCAACTCATCTATGGTTGTGGTGAAATCGGTCCCTCTCATTGTGATGTTCGCCGTAGGTGTGGCTACATCAACATTTGCTTTCTTAATTCTGTTACCAGCACCCGAGGCAAATCTAGATGTTCCTCTTACCATTCTGATAGACATCTTTGATAAACTTGGGTCTGGATCGTAATACGCCTCGTCAATGTAGACAAGACTATTTTCTGTTAATGAGAGTTTCTCTTCGTCAAGAAACTCTATTAACATTCTGCCGTTGGCAGTTTCTGCTTCATCATATAAAACTATGTCTGTTCCGACATCAGTATCTAATCGTTCATCGCCTCTCTTTACAGATGTGACACCTTTATTTTCTACAATACCACCAATGGGTTCACTTAGAGCGAACCCACTGAATGATAATAGAAAGACTAGACTAACTGTCGTTAGCAGCGTCTTTCTGGTTAATTTGAATAATTGAGTTATCACTGTCTATAACCAATGTAATATGTGAATTTGGTGTTGCACATCCATTGCCTGCACCTGATACACATGAACCGGATAGTTGATTGATATCTACATCAGCGCCATCGCCAGTTAAATCAAAATTCAATGTCTGTGAACCGTCTTTCTGCAAAGTGTTAATGTTGTTTGAATCACCAGTTATGTCAAAGTTCCATGTGACATCATCTGATTCCCAATCTACATCGAATACATTACTTCCGCCGATTATCACTAAGTCTGCATTTAATCTTTCCGCACTTGCAACAGAACCTTGGTCTAAGTCAAAGACATTAGAATCTCCAGTCATGTTAAAATTAATGTCTGAGTCATCAGATGATCCACTGGCGCCTATAGTCCAGTTTATTGAGTTCTCGTCTCCAGTCATTAATAAAGTGTAGTCTGATGTATCTGCGACAACTGTTCCGAATAACAAGTTCTGGTTACCTATCATGTCGATGTTGAAATCCAAAGTGACACCAGTAATAGTCATGTTCGAACCTGAACCACTTGAAAAGTTGTTCAGTCCCATTTTATTACCAAAACCAACTTGGTCAACATATAACTTCAAAGTGTCTCCAGTTTGTGTTATCATAACTTCGTTATCATCAGTAGCAGCGGCGAAAACGAATGATGTCGACATTCCACAAAGTAATAATATACTTAATAAAAATTTATTCATTTTCTTTTTCCTTTTCTTCTATTGGTTTTAGTTCATCTCCACCGATAACTTCATTGGCATTTTCATACCATTCATCTAATCGTTCTTCTTCGTCATCTTCGTCTTGATGTTCTTTTGCCAATACCCAAAAACCTCTATCGTGTCCTTGGTATATTAATTCCAACACAGCAGCTTCAATAGCTGACCGTGTTGCGTATGTCACGCTCTCATTATTACCCACGCCGTCCTCAAACTCGACTAGTTGTGTTCCTTCTTCAATGAATCGGAATACATCTCCCCCAGCACCATAAGAAAGAATAGTCTTTCTTGTTTGGACATTCAATAATACTTCTCCTGTGAGAACACTAACAGCCCTCATAGAAATTGTCACAGCATCTTGACGATACTGTTTACTAAATCCAATCCCGAGAGTTCTTGCGCCTCGACCTCCGGTTAGTAGATTAGAATCATAACCAATTACACCACCCTCTATTATAATACCTGCGAAGAGCAGAGGTTGGATGCCTTGTGCTTCTGTTTCTGTAGCAGCAGCAAAATCTTGTCTGGCAGAACGAATAATCTGCCTCTCTCTAACTAAGTTGTCTATACCACCTCTCTCGACAACTCTAAACCATTTCCCGCCACCGGCGGTTTTAAGTGCATCAATTACCATTGCCTCAGCACCTTGTGAGACTGCGGTAGAGAATGATGCAATATTATCTTCTGACTTTCTTTGACCTGTTTTATCTAAGAACTTATAGACTGCAACCACTGGCATAGTTTCAGCAGGTGGTAAGTTTAATAATTCTAGGTGGGCAGGAAGTCTTATTACTTCTGGCATGTCAACACAAATATACTTCCTAGACATAATTTTATTAATGCCTGTGAGTATATCTTTGTTGAATCCTTCTGAGTATGTGCAATCTTGTGGTTCATAGGAGAACTTCGGTATTGATGCACAACCCGATAAGAGAAGTAGACTTAGTATGAAATACTTAGCCAGACCCATCGCCTTCACCTGTTCCATCAGAATCTTGTCCAAAGTTTCCTGATCCTATTGGTATTTCTAAGATAGTTTCTGTTCCATCTTCTCCAATAATAGTCATTCGAATAAATTCAGAACCATCAGCGTTGGTGATTACTTCATATGTCACTGTTGAACCCTCTAATACAAATGAACCAAAACGAACACCAGTATCATTTGAAAACATAGATTCGACTAATTGTTTAGCCATTTGTGCATATATTCTTGACTCTAAATTACGAATGAATTTAGCAAGGGTTGTATTATCTTCAGCTCTTTCAGCTGACTTTCTAGCAGACTCTAATGCATCTTCAATTTCTTTCTTACGAGTGAACTCTTGGTTCTCAACGGTAAGATAATGAGATGCAGTTCCTTTTCCACTAAACGATGGATTCTTGAACTCATGTTTGATTGGTGATGCACTCAAAGGTGCTACTAGTATTAATGTTAATAAGACTAAATTAGTTGTCTTTAGTATCATCTTCATTTGGTTTCTCCCTAAGTGCAAGAGCCTGTTTATACTCTAACACTGTATTTAATTTTTCTTGCAATCTTATCTGGTCTTGGTCTAACATTCTCATTTGGTCGATAAGTCTTACAAGGACCGTTTGTTGTTTACCCAACTGCGGTTCTAATTCTTCCGTCACAAATTTCCAGACAAAGTAGATAAAATATCCCATTGCAAGAGCAATTATAATTGGGAATCCAAACTCATTGAGCATGTCTGCAACAGGAGAAAGATAATCAAGTTCTAAATCTGTTATATCTTCTATTTCGCTTGCGCTGTTAATCTCTTCTTGCATCTATGTTTCCATCCTCTACAAAATTTTCAGACCGTGCTACTCTGTCCAAATCTGGTCTTAACTCCAGAGTTTGTGAAATGAGTAAGTCGATTTTTAATATGTCATTATTCATAACTCTTGCCCTATCTTCTAGCATGGTAATAATACCTGTTAGACCTTTAACATTGTCAAGCACACCCTCAAGGATATACTTCAAGGTTAAGAATATGAAGAACGCCATAACAAGAGAACCAAAGATTGGCGCTCCGACTTCAGCTAAAAATTCTATCCAGTTCATAATATTTACACCCTTATTTATGTAAATCGGCCATTCAGTTTTATAAATTTAGGCCATAAAAAAAGGGACCCGAAGGTCCCCTCTTTAAAATCCGTAAGGATTAATTATAATTCATCAGCATCGTTGCCATCAGAATCATCGTTTTTCAATTGAGAGTGTATCTCATTAATCACTTGCGCTTTTGTTCCACTCTTCTTAATTTTAAGAGAGTTTTTATCAGCGAGGTCAAGAAGTTGAACTTTGGTTAATGTTTTCAGTTCAGCTTTGGAAGTAATTCCATTATCGTTCTTGTCAGCGACTACTGGTGCCGGTGCCGGTGTTGGCTTCGGTCTAGGTGCTGGTGTTGAACTAGTTTTACCACTTGATCCTTTGTCATCTGCAAAGAAAGCGAAGTAAATAATAACTCCTAACACTACAATTGCAATTGCGTATTCCATAATATACTCCTATTTCAATTATGAAACTCCATGGTATCAGAGCTTGATGTAATTGACAAGGGGGTTTTTAGATTTATTTGTCCTTTGCTTTACCAACATTCAATGCGAACCAATCAAGGATGCCATAAGCCTTCTTAACTAGACCATCGTCTATTGGAGTTGGAGTAAGAGCTGCAATTAAAGATGCACCTGCTACTAACCAAGGGATCAATTGTAGCCAACCGACTACCCATGTAAGAAATTCTAACATATTTATCTCCGTTATTATTATAGTTAATTATTATTAACGGCTGGTATTTATGAAATAGGGTTCCCAATTGAGTATTTTTGGGTGAGTTTCCACTCGCTTTTCTCTTTATAAGGTATAACTTTTATCTGAGAAAGTGGTGCTCTTGGTTCTGCGATTGCAGTAGGAATAACTACTGATACTAGATTCCATTGTCTTAGTAGGTCAACAATAGTGTTTCTTCTACCTACATCCGACTCATCGAAGTTGGTTGGTTTACCATCTAGTTTGAATAGTTCTTTGAAGTGGACAATGTAATACTTGCCCTTTTTGTGTAGTATGTGACATGATTGAAACAGTTCTTTTTCTTTCCTGGATGCCACACCTATACGAGATAAGGTTTCTCTTATCTTTAGGAAGTCGTCCTTTTCAGGAAATGTGATTTCTATTAGTTCTTTTACTAAATCGTATTCATCCATTATTCTTGCCACCAATATTCATATTGTTTTTCAATTCACGATACTGTTTATCATTTAACAACTCTAGATATTCTTTGGCTTTTTGTGTCGATACACCAAAGGCATTCTTCACTGTATCTAATTTCTTACTCTCGTAAGGTTTATGCCATTTCGAAAATCTCTTTCGTTTTCTAAGAGTATTTATGAAAAACAAGTATTGAAGACGACCATCAGCACCATGTCTGATGTTCATCTCGTTTACTAGAAAAACAGAATCTTGATGATAAGATAATGCTTTATTGATTAAGAATGGTTGATAGGCTTTCTCTTCGATATCATCAACCATGATATCTTTTTTGTCGTAAGAGACCGACTTAACAAAATCGAATGGATTTCTTTTACCCATTTTATCTTTGTTGATTTCTTATATATGAATAGACAAGTTCTTGTCCTTTCTTCGCTTCACCGAATCTATGAATCTCTTTGCCGTTCTTTGACCTGACAATCACACCGTTATTGTATTGAATGTCGGTGACATTAGTTCCATCTGCTGTGTCTTCTGGTCTATCGTCATACCAACACGATTGTAAACTGTGGATATGAATTGATTTAAAACCCCATGCCCACTCCTCAGCGGCCAATAAGTCTCTTTGAAATTGAACTCTATCATCAAATTGAGTCATAATTTTCCCTCTCTACTAAAAAAACACCAAAAGATTAACCATAGTGTTCTCATTTGAATTTACACTCACTCATAATCTCAGTGAGACATGCAACAAAATTGATTTCACTGTCCATTGCAAATGCAGATTTGTATTGATAATCAGCAATGAATAATACAGCGGCAGGTATTGAACTTGGTTCAAGTCTTTGTTCTAATGAGTTGAATACCTTCCTATATAGAGTATTGAAGTCATTATCTGAATTCTGTCCGACCCATTTTCTCATACCAGACCAATTCTTATCTGCAATCATATCAATTAAAGGTGTAAGCTTTTCTTCTGATAATGTCGCTAGTAGACCACTATCTATTACACCACTCGCACCATATCTCTGGACTTCGTTGATACATCGTCTGAAATCTGGAAAGAATTTCATAATAAGTTCTACTAGAACCTTTTCGTCATATTCTATATTCTCTTCTTTACAGATATGTTTTAATCTATCTAATGCACCCATAGCAAGAGTTTGTTTCTCATTATTAGGTATCGCAAAATCTATAACAGTGCATCTACTATGAAGTGGTGCAATGATACGATTCTTATAATTACAGGTGAATATGAATCTACAGTTTGAAGAGAACTCCTCTATGAAGTTTCTCAATGCAGGTTGAACTGATTCAGCAGATATGTAATCTGCCTCATCTAAAATAACTACTTTAGAACCACCAGAAAGTGATACTGTTGATGCAAAGTTTTTGATTTTAGTTCGCAAAGTGTCGATAAGTCGGCCCTCATCACTGCCATTGATGACAATAAAATCAGCTCCTAACTCATTACACAACGCCTTAGCGATGGTTGTTTTGCCTGTTCCGGCAGTTCCACACAATAACAGATTCGGTATTTCTTGATTATCTACGAACTCTGCAAAGGTTTTCTTAACTCCCTTAGGCAATATTGTATCGATGACTGTCTGTGGTCGATACTTTTCTACATATAAAAATTCTTGACTCATATTAAAAAGAACAAACCCCTCCGATTGTTCGTGTATTAGACCAATGATGATGAGACTCTAATACTCCCATGAAAAGAGCGGAGACTGGCGCTTTTTCACACATTGTTATATCCTATATATGTTAGGCGTTGTAAGAACTATCAGGTTCTAACGCAATAAAATACTCTAAGTCGATATCTTTATTTTTGAAATGAGATATCCCTTTAGATGATACAGCAACTGAGTAGTTGCCATCTAAAACTTTCAAGTTCTCAATCTTGAAGTTCATTGTAAATGAATTACCATTTCCTTCTCCTACAGTTCTAGAGAATGTATTAGAAGTTGGATTCTTTTTATCTGTGACTTGCATATCAATTTTGGTACCATCAGATGTCATAATCAAATCATTGACACCTAGAACTGAAGCAGCCTTCTGTAATTCAGTTAGTAATGTTGATGATAAATCTATATTGATTTCTGAGTCAGGCATTGTAATCATCTTCTCTACAGTAGTGACCATGCCCTCAGATGCATAGAAATAAGTTAGAGATGTATCTGCATCTGCAATAGTCAATGAATTCTCATTGAAATTGAAGTCTGGATTCTCCGTCAAACTTATTGCACCTAGAAATTCTACTAGGTTGTATATACTAAATTCTTGTCCGAATGTTTCTGGAACAGTTGCGACAGCAAGAATGTTTTTCATATTAGATATCGTCTTAAGTTGATTACCTTCACCAACTTTGATACCCGAATTAATTGTAGCGAAGTTTTTTAATATCGCTTTGGTTTCACTTGAAATTTTCACTTTCAGTCTCCTTAAATGTATCGTGATTATATAAAGCAAGAAATCCATAATGGATAACTTTCAACAGGTCGGCACGATTATAACCTTCCTTCTTTCCGTATCGTTGGGCATATTTCAAAATATTCCCAATACAAAATCCTTCTCCATGACCACCATCCATAATGAACTCTGTGGCCTGAAATCTTTCTTTTGAGTAGTGTTGTTCATAAGTCTTATCTACATAAGAAGAGAACTCTTTAATTAGAGCTCTCTCGTTATATTTGTAGTCTATGTTTTTACTCATCTGTTCCATTATACTCTTCAACCTCTGGATCGTCAATGGGGTTTTCTTCTTCTAAATGAACTCCCTCATCAACTTTGGTGTAAAGGTCAAGAACAGCAGCCCTAGTTTCTTCATCGAATCTAGAGATACACATTGTAATTGACTTAAGTTTGTCGTTAAACATTCTGTAAGCATTAACTATGTGAACTAACCTTCTGGTTGTTATCACATCATCAATGGCGCCTTCATAATAAGTCTTTCTGATTATGTCAGCCCAATCTACAAGTTTCTTTGCAAAATCTTCATCAACTTCGCCACTCAAAGCCATTTCTTTTTTAAGAATGTTTCTTTCAGTAGTCACTGGTGGATATTCTTGTTGCATTGTAATTGCAAATCTTTCAAGCATCGCCTCGTTCATAATCTGAGTCCCTATGAACTTGCCATCTTCTGAACCTTGACCCTTGGTGTTTGCAGTCGCAACGACTGTGAACCCAGGTGTTGGTGTCACCCACTCACCAGTCTTTTTGATTAAGTATCCTTTCCCTTCAAGAACTGATTGTAAGCACATCATTTTATTTGACCCTAAGTCAACTTCATCTAGAAGTAAGACAGCGCCTTTTCTCATCGCCTTGATAACAGGGCCTTCTCTAAAGATAATGTTTCCATTTTGAAGAGTGTGACCACCCATTAAATCATCTTCATCAGTTTCAATGGTAATGTTGACTCTGTAAAGTTCTCTTTTTAATTGAGCACATGTTTGTTCAATCATAAGAGTTTTACCATTTCCTGAAAGACCAGTCACGAAAACTGGAAAGAAGAGTTTAGATTTAAGAATGTTTTTAACATCTTTAGCATGTCCAAAAGGAACATAATTAATCATCTTCTCAGGAATAATTTTTACATTATCGTCAATCAGATTCACTGATTGAGTAGCAGCGGCAACAGGCATGTTCGCAACTTGTGGTTGAGGAACAGTGGCAACTTTTACAGTTTCAGGTTGTTGAACTGCAACAGTTGTGCCATTATTATCTACTGCGAGAATCGGTTGAAGATTGAAAACAGCACCATCTTTAAAATTGTATCTGTTTGATTTCAACCAGTAAGGAAAATGTCCCAAATCATTGAATTGTTCTTTAGTGAACTGCAATTGATTAGGATATTTCGATTTCAATGCCGTGATAAATTCTTTTCTATCAGGCGTCATGTGGAAGTTTTGACCACCTATGTCGATTGACTCGGTTGGGTCATATGTCCATTTACTCATAATTTGTCTCCGTTATTATTTTCATCATGTGTCCATCCTACTAAAAAGTATGGCCTATTGTCAACCATTTAGAGGAAATCTTTTTAAGAAATTTCTATTAAAGTTACCATTAATATACTTCTCATTAATATATTTGAATGTAATTTCTGCATCACCCAATTGAGTGTGAGTTGATTTTGGGGTCACATTTTTACTTCTTAATCTGTTTCTATTGATAGTCTCATCTATCTTTGGAATTATCATTGTGTCATTTAGATTACAAGATAATATATAAATTATTCTTCCCTTCTTTGACCACCCAGCGAGAACAAACTCCTGGTCTGATTTTTCAAGTTTTTCTAATTTCTCATAACAGTCAGTAGAGGTCCATGAAGCTGCACCACACAAAGGTGTAGCAGTTTCACACTTAATTTCAACAGGTCTTTTGTTGTTTAAAGCGTCTTCGCCATGGATTGATTCATTTGATTGTTCATAACCTAATACATTAGTGACTATCTTTTCTTTAAGTTCACCAGATGCAAAGTTCTCTAGAATGTCTTGAACATAAGGATATATTGCATCGTCTATTCTTTCACCAATAGCATATGCAGTATATCCTTTTAGAACATCGCTGTTCATTATGCAAATTCTCTATCGATTTCTGCCATGGCTCTAATTTTTGCTTTCGTTTTAAATCTAGCCATTTTTCTTTCGAATAGACCTTTTAGTTCTCTCAAGTTTTTTGAATCTTCTTCATTGAGATATTTGCTCCAAGATTCGCCTGCATGTTTCATATAGAAAGCAATTGCTTGTCTTTCATAATCATCATTGAATTCGAAGTCGTCTTCTTTGACTCCTAGAGCTAATGTGACGCCTTTTGAATGACCAAGAACTTCTTTGTTATTCAATTTAATTTGCATATTGCCAGTCGCCGAAGCAATACGAAGGCCTTTGTAGCCATCTATAGATATACTCATATTTTTACTCCTATATTTTGCATATTCATAATTTCATCTGTCCTTTTTTTGAATCATAACTGGTGTATGCAGTAGTGCCATCATTTCTTAATGATGTTGTATCTACTTCACCAACCTTTGTCATTCTATCGATTGGATAGTTGAACCAAAGTAGTCCAGTTTTTTCATCAAATTTAAAGATACTAGAATTCTTTTCATTTCTTTTAATGTAATCTTTCATTTCTTGAGAAGTGACTGAGTAAACATGTCCTTCCCACTGTTTAGTTTTTTCTCTAATGTCTGACCTTGATTTATTATCAACAGTGCAAACAAACCATATCTCATCAACCTTATCAATTTTCTTTAACTGAGCAGGTGACCATGGATATGATAACATCTTTTTAAATGCATAAGGTGTTTGTGTCTTAACTTCAATTCTTTTTACTTCATCACTGACACAATGAACTGCCTTAATGTCTGCTTGCGAGGCAAACTTATTTTCTGGAAAGAAACAAAGCCAACCACCACTCGCCAAGATGTTGGCACATAATAGTTCTCCTTGTTTACCTTTCTCTGCTTGTTTCATTCCATGTCCTTAAGTAATCTCTGCATATCAATTGCAATAGAAGTCTTCTGACCCTTTCGCATTGTAGTATATGAATCGTTATTGACCCAAAATCTAAATGCCTTACATTCAACTTCTTCTTCAGCACAAAGCGCCTGTCTTGGACAGTCAAACTTCACACATGGTCCTTTACCAACACTAACTATCGCCTCTTGAAACTTATCTAAGTTTACTGATTCGATATACCGAACCTCTTCCATTCTTATGCCCATTATGCAATCTCCTTTATAAATTCATTTGTTAAAAATCTTGAAGTGGTTTTACCTTTTTGGTTTCTTTTGAAGGCAGCCATCACTCTGTTTTTGTTTGCACCGATGTATTCATCATCAAGTTCATCTTCGCCTGAGGTGCCAAGGTTGGTTGCAGAAGTCAAGAACAATTTATTATAACCTTTGACTTCAATTACATGTCCTGCCTTTTTCATATCTCTCCACATTCCATCTATTTGGTCGTAAGCGCAATCGCCCAACAACTCATATGCAGTATTTCTGAATTCTGCTTTCTTAGAGAACACAAAGTATCCTGTCACGGTCACATTACAAGTTTCTGATAACCAATCTAAAAGATTCTGAGTTGTTTCCATTCCAGTTCTGTAATCTGTTTTCTCGGTGAAAGTGAAACTCTTATTAATGTATGGGTCTAAGAAACTTCTTTTCATGTTCCATCTTGCAGTCCAACCATCTTCGCCCATTTGAGCCTTCTGGTCTGCTCTTTCTTGTTCTCCAGAATCAAAGAATCTTGAACTATGAGTATAACCATCTGTAATAACTGTTAAGATAGATTTCTCAATTTGATACTGGTGATTAAACTCTGGTAAGAATTTTCTCAATCCAACTAAACATTGGTCAAGAGGTGTGCCACCCAATCTGTAATTTTGTGGATACATTTGAGTGTCGTGAATATAACGATTGTTATAATATGCATCGTTGTCCCAAGTTTGAACTCCACTAAAAATTCTATTGTATTCTGCAATCAAAGCTTCTTCTTTGTTTCTCCAAGTGTATGTAATAACTTCATGAATTCTAGAAACTAGTATTGAACTAAGATATGTAAACATCTCATTATACTCTCTGCCTGTTTGTTCATTAGAAAGTATTTCAACTAATTTACCATCACCACTTGAACGATATTCATCAGCTCTTTTTATTGCATCTGAGAACAAATAAACTCTGAAAGGTATTTGAACTTTTCTACAGAACTCAGCAAGAATAAGAGATTGTTCAAGTAGGTCTGAGACTTCTCTAGAGATTGAACCAGACCAGTCGACTATAACATTTAAACCATGATTCTTACCATCAGGTATGTAAGTGACTCTTTTGAAGATATCATCTACTATCTGATACTTTGCAAGTCTATTCATATCAAGTTCACCACTTGTGCCTGTATATGCCTTGGCAGTTCTATGAGCAGTTTGTCTCATCTCAAATTCTTTTGCCATGTGAGCAACAATCTTTTTGTTCTTGGTTTGAATATACTTCTTATAGTGAGTTGCAAGTTTAAGATAATGTTTTCTCGCTTCAATTTGTTCGGTGCCTCTTCTGATTTTCCAATCATCTTCTTCACCATAATCTTTTGCATTTTTGATTTCTTCAATTTCTTTTAGTAATCTTGCACCAGTCATGTAGTCTCTCCAATCTTGAAGAACTTCTTTATAATCATATTTGATACTATCTATATCAAACTCTTTAAATCTTTCTCTTAATGGAATAGTTGTCTCGATTCTGGCGTTTTCATCTACGAACTGGTCTTCGTTGTTGTGAGCCGCATGTTCGGTGATTGATTCTCTTGCACCCTCAGGTTCATCATATCTACCTTCGAACTTGCCACCCTCTCTACCAGTGACTTTTATTTCAGACTCTTCTTCTTTAGTCTCTTCGGACTCTTCATCAGATTCTTGTTCAAGTTGAGGTGGAGTTTCTTCTTCATCTTCATCTTCTTCCTCAGACTCTTCATAATCAAACTGATTCTCTTCTAACTCTTCGGACTCTTCATCGTCTTCAAGTTCTTCTTCCTCAGGCATTTGAAATGTGACCTGTTCGTCATTCTCATCTCTTTTTTCATTTTCTTTAGACCATTCATATATTGCAGTGGCACATTCTACGACATCTTCCCATGTCTTACAATCTTGTGCCATATCTAAGAACTTTTGTTCTTCATCAGTAAGAGTGATACTAACTTTAGAACCACACTTTGTAATGAGGTTGATTTTATCAATCAATGAAAGTTCTTGAAGGTCTCTTCCTTTTATACCAAAGAAGTTTCTTTTTATTAACTCATCATACGCCTTGAAGAATGAAGTTCTTAATCCTTGATATTTGTTTTTAATCGCCTTCTCAATTCTTACATCTTCAACAACATTAAGATATCCTTTAAGTGTTCTATTCTCACTGATAGTGGAATGAAGTCCCTCGTATGGAGTATTCAATGCGTGTCCAACTTCATGACCCATAAACAAGTCATAAAGTGCAGGCGATAAATCATCTTTAAAAGTAGGACAAGCAAGAACCCTATTCTTCACATCAAAATATGCGGTGGGTATTGCTTTATGAACTATGGTAAGATTCTCTGTAGCCATTAATCTGGCGAGATTATCTTTCTGATTTCTTAATTTTTCTGATGTCATATGTATATCCTACTAAAAAGTGAAGGTCATTGTCAAATTTAATTATAAGTATTTGATTCTATTGTGTCTACAGTAGAACTCATACTTGATATATCGGACTCTAGTGAGTTCAATGAACTTTCTAAATTACTCAATGAACTTTCTAGTGAATCAAGTTTTGATGCCAGTGCATCATTGACTTCAATTACTTTGTCTATTGTGTCGACTATCTGTTTCATAATCTGCGTGTTGGTTGGATGTCCCATTATTTTTCTCCTTTGTTGTTTACCATTCTTTGTAGAAACCTTCGGCTTCATTATCGTTATAACCTTTCATATAAATCTTTATTTGATATGGTGTTAAATCTGTTATTCGTTTCCCATGGTATGTTCCATGAGGATAATAGTGAGGTTTTATACCTCGTCTATAATAAGAGTCGCAAGTGCCTCTGTCATAAAGACCACCATTGACTGTGTGTTTTTCTGCAATTCCTTCTACTTCAAACATAATTTACTCCTTTATTTGAATCTCTGTCGAACCTATTATCAAGAGTGCAACCATCATAAAAGAAGTCTTTATCCCAATCGGTTCCTAAGATATTTGTTAAGGTAGTGTCTGCAACATCATCAGTTGGATGCGGCCATACTATATTATGATAAGCATCTTTAGATATTGGAACTACCGTTGGAATGTCTGTTGCAATGTGTGTTAAATTTATACTGTATCTCATATCTTATCCGTGGGGACCTGGTATGTTGACTGCATCGTCAAACAGTTGTGTCATTAAAACAGTTCGTGCAAAGTCTATGATGTTTGCACCATGTGCTTTGTCTCCTGTGAATTTTGAAACTTTGGTTAAGTTTGTTGGGTTTAAAGCAGCTACAACTGCCATGTCTGTCATGTCACACACATCAGCAGTGATGTTGTCCACGATTATGTCATTACTAAAGTGACTCATTTCATTCTCCTTATTTTCATTACTTTTCTCATCTATGGATAGGATAACAAAAAGTGAGACCCATTGTCAACCTCTGAGAGGCCTATAGGTATAAGGATTTAGAAATTAATTTTGTTGCAGACGGTAGGAATCTTCGTCAACATCTAGGTCTTTCACAGGATATATGGGCATAGTTCTGTCCACATCTGTAGTAAACCAGAAGGATAATGTATGTCGTGGGTGTCTTCGGACCTTCGAAACACCATGTGGTATGTAGATACCTTGAAATAGTAGGCCTGAACCTGTCTCTGGTTCGTATGTTTCACCACCAGGAATGTAAGTTCTGCCACCATTAAAGTTATCGTTTAGATATAAGATACAAGTCCATTCTCTTGAAGGTTTCTCAGGACTTGTCCCATGTTTCTTTTCTTGATTTGAATATGTATCTAGATGTGGTTCTTGAATACCACCGATTGGCCACTCATTGAGTGCAATCATTTCTGGAAATACAATCTGGTCTGATGTCTTTCTGACTTCTCCTATCAGATTAACTATTACTTCTGTAATCCAGTTTCTTATGTGTGGAGTGTGTATGTGCATGAATCTGATACCAGTGTAATCAGAACCATCACCAACTCCTTCTATGTGTCTATGACTCTTGTGAAACTTTATCAGTTCCTGACATCTCTCCATCGACATCAGATTTTGAATCATTCTTGGCTTGTAATTGCTGGAAGTATCTTGCAAGTTCAATTCGTTTTTCATATTCTAATCTCTTCTTTCTTACCTTAGAACGAGACTTCAATGCTCGTTCTATTTTTAATTTGGATGCTCTTTGTAGGAAGAGTATACCATTCAAATGGTCAATCTCGTGTTGAACACATCTTGCACCAACACCTTCTAATACTGCTGTCTGTTCTTTGCCATCAACATCTTGATATTTGAACTCTATTGTTTTTGACCTTTTAATCATTAAGAATATATCTGGAAAAGATAAACAACCTTCTTTTAAAAGTTCAGTCTCTTGTGATACTCGTGTCAATTCAGGATTAAAGTATGCGACATTCTCTGGTTCTTTATCTCCTTCATGCATAGTTTTCATGATAAACAATCTATATGGCAAACCAACTTGGTTTGCAGATAAACCCAACCCACCGAATTTGTCCATCGCTTCGCTAAGGTTCTTAGCAATCTCTTTGGGGTCTTCTGGTGGATTCTCGAAATCAAACTCCGGTGGCGGAGTTCTTAATACTTTTGAAGCTTCTTCTATGAGTTTATACATCATAACTTATTTATCTGATTCTTCGCCGTGACCTTTCATGAAGTATGGATAAGCTTTAGAACCTGCTTCCCACATATCTGAACCACCAACTTCTTCTTGTTCACCGACTCTTATACCTACAGTCTTGTCTAATGCCCACCATAATAGATATGATGATGCAAATACAAAACCAAATATCGTGACTGTTCCATATGCTTGATGAAGGAAACTTGCATCAGAATTTAGTATAGGAACTAACATAAGTCCTAAAATACCTGCGACACCATGAACTGATATTGCACCAACTGGATCATCACAACCTTTTCTTTCTATCCAACTCATGATAACAGGCATCATTAATCCGCCTAGTGAACCATATAGTAATGCGATTGCTGGTGAAGGTGTTAAGGGGTCAGCAGTTATGACTACTAGACCTGCCAATGCACCATTCGTTGTGGCGTTTAAGGCAGTCTTTCCTAACCATAATTTAGATAATATCATTGCAGATATAAGACCACCAGCAGCGGCAGTATTAGTGTTTACGAATATCTTTGCGACTGCATCTGCGTTCTCTATACCGGTGATTGCGAGTTGTGAACCACCATTGAATCCAAACCATCCCATCCATAAAATAAGTGTGCCTAATGCGACTTGAGCCGCATTGGAACCGTGTATTGGTCTAGGTGTTCCGTCTTTTAAGTATTTACCCTTTCTTGGTCCAAGAATCATGACTCCTGCGAGTGCGGCTGAAGCGCCTGCCATATGAACTATACCAGAACCTGCGAAGTCAAAGAACCCTCTCTGACTCAACCAACCACCACCCCATGTCCAAGAACCTTGGATTGGATATATGATTGTAGTGAAGATAGCGGCAAACAATAAGAATGTCCATAACTTCTTTCGTTCTGCGACTGCACCAGATACTACTGACATTGCAGTTGCAACGAATACTACTTGAAAAAAGAAATCAGAATACACCGAATGTGTTTCTATATCTCCCCACCCATACATAAGGGAATAACCCCCTAATAAGAACCCTACAGATGCAACACTATAAAGTGCAACATTCTTTAGAAGTATCTCAATAACATTCTTACTTCTTACTGAACCAGCTTCTAACATAGTGAAACCTGCAGCCATCCACATGACTAAGACTCCACTCATTAAAAAGTAAAATGTGTTTAATGAATATGCTAAATCCATACTCTTCTCCTCTATTATGAAATTGCTATACGACTAAAGTTCTTATATTTTTCGAAACGAATTACTTCTTCGAACTTATCGTATAATTGGTCTCCCTTATGGGATATAATAAAAGCATTTGTTTTCTCATTCAATGAGTTCAATAACTTTAAGAAGTCATCGGTACCTTGTGAATCTAAAGAACTATCAAATACTTCATCCAGTATAAGTATGTTTGTATTTACTGAGTTCTTTATTCTTGCGACAGCTCTCCATGTGAAGAGTAATGCAAGGTCAATTCTCATCTTCTCACCTTGTGAAAAGTTATCATACTTAAATACATCTCTAAATCTGGATTTGATTGTCTCTTCAAAAGATTCATTCAATTCAAATCCAACATAAAATTCTAAATTGGCCAGATACTTGTTTATCATCTTATTCATAACTGGAACATATTGTTTAATAATTCTTTGTCTCACACCTTGGTCTCTTAATAAGGTTGTTGCGAGGTCGAAATAGTGTTGTCTATCAGTTAAGTTTTCTTTCTTTATATGTAATGCATCTAGGTCATCTTCTGCTGTAGTCAACTTATCATGAACATTAGCATCACCAGAATTTTCATTTTGTAAGTCTTTGATTTCCTGGTTTAATTTGTCTATGTATTTCTGATTAGATAGTATCTCTGTTTGATGTAAACCAATCTTTCTTTGTAGTTCTTCTATATCATCTTGAATAAGATTTATTCTTTGGATTTCATCGTGGCATGAGTCGATTGTTTTTGTAATATCATTGAGCGCCGTCTGGATTTCATTCGATTTAGCCTTTCTTTCTTTAATATGTTTCTTCTTGTGTTCTTCATCTAAACCTTGTTTGCATGTTGGACAATCATCATTCTCTTGATAAAATAAGACATCTTGGTCAGCTTTAGCTCTAGCTTGTTCCAATTGCCTTTCTATATCTAGTGTTTCACTTAATCTATCTTCGTTTGATTTCTTGTTGGTTATAAGTTTTTTCTTTTTATCAATCTCTTTGTTTTCTAGACCGACATCTCTCATAACCTTTTCTATGTTGTCTTGTGTTTCTGTAATAGTGCCTTCATATTTCTGTATCTTCTTATCACGGTTTCTCTGTAAAAGATTCATCTGTTCATTCAAACCATTTATTCTTTCTTCTAATAACTCTATCTCGTGGTTTGTTTCTCTCACATCTATATTATGTTGTGTGACTTTCTTCTTTAATATGTCCTGCATTGTGGAGAAAATAGATATGTCTAGTAAGTCCTCTACTAGTCTCCTTCTCTCTACTGACTTTAACTGCATGAATGGAGTAAAGTTAGCAGAACCTAATACTGCAACTTGTGTAAAGGAACGATAAGACATCTTAAGAATATTTTTCTCTAAGTGTTCTTGATAGTCTCTCATGGTTGCATCTTGATTTATTAATGCATCATTAACATACAACTCAAATCTGTTTGGTTTTGCTCCACGAATAACTTTATACTTCTTTCTTCCAATATGAAACTCTACCTCACATATCAATTCTTTACTATTGATAGAGTTAACCAACAGGTCTTTCTTTAAGTTTCTAAATCCTTTTCCATATAATGCGAAACATAATGCATCTAATAAAGTAGATTTGCCGGCGCCATTGTCACCAACAATAAGAGTTGTTTGAGCTCTATCGAGTTCTATGGAAGTAAAGGTATTTCCTGACGATAACAAATTTTTGTATCGTATCTTTTTAAAATTAATCATAGATAATTGTGTTCGTCTAATGCTTCATTATATAAGGAAGTCATCAATTCGAATAGTGGTTTTTTCTGACCTTGTATTTCAAGACCATCTATATACTTTTTAATATAGTAAGAGTGTCTTCTACTCCTTCTATATCATCATCGTCCATTAAGTCCATATGTTTATGGTCGTCTACTACAACAACATGCAACGGATTAGCGGCATGTAGTTTGTCTACCATAGAATCAAACCAATATGGATTTTCTTTATTGACTACTATCATCTTCACAAATTTGCCTGTGAATTTTGAATAGTCTTTATTTGATATTGTTTCGAATGATTCTTTTGTATCATCGTAGAAACATTTTTCAAACATAGTTAATGGATTATGAACTGGTAACATCTCTCTAGTATCTGTATCAAATATATGGAAGTATTTTTCGTCTCCATAATCTGACCAAGTGAATTGCATTTGAGAACCTAGATATCTGATGTTCTTAACTTCTGATTTTTGATGAAAGTGACCACTATAAACTTTGTCGAATCGTTTTAGATATGTGTGGTCTAGACCATGTTGACATGTCATTCCAGGCATCATTAAAGCGCCCTCTATCTCGAAATGACCTAAACATGTATCTGCATTAGCACTTAATAAAAAGTCTATACTATCTGCATAGTTCTCATTATTAATCCAAGGAACAAGTGCGAGATTAACTCCATCGAATTCCTTTACTATGGGTTCTGTTATAACTTGAATGTTATCATGTTCAAACAGTAATAAGTCTGGTGAGTTTACTTCATTGGTATTCTTATAATAGGTATCATGATTACCTATAATCAAATCCATAGAAATGTCCCTATCTAACATAGGTTGGATAAAGTGTTCTCTATTTGCTTTTAGACTTGCGAAGTTGACATACTTTCTTCTGTCGAAGTAATCTCCAAGATGTAAAATATGTTTAATGTTGTGTTCATCAAGATATGGAAAGAATACTTCTTCATAGAATCGTCCTTGATATTTGGACATTTCTAACATATCTCCACGAACACCTGCATGGGTGTCGTTGAGTATCGCTATTTTCATTCAGTAAATTTATCTAGACCCTTAGTCGTAGTTGTCTTTTTTCTTTTTGATTTCCTTGGTTCGTATTGAACATGATTCATGTTGTCTTGCATCCACTCAACATTAGTATTAGTCATACCAGTAGTGTCACCATCTATTGTTTCGAATGTTTCTTGAGTGATATCTGATATGATTTGTTGCTTAATGAAAACTTGTTTCTTCTCTTTCTGTATCCTTCTTAGAAAGGCGTAATAACAAATTTGTGTAATATATGCAAATGCGTTGTTTGATTTTTCTACATTGAAGTTCTTGATATACTGAATACAATTCTCAATTGCATCACATATCATTTCATCTCTGTAGGTGTAATTTATAAAGTTTGGTCGTGTAGATAGTCGAGTTGCAATCTTATATATGCACTCTCCTATGTAATTAGACATCTGTGGTGGGGTTCTGCCCTCTTCCTCGGCAAGCACAACGGCGGCGTTGTGTTCGGCGACTGCGGCTGTGAACTCTTTGTTATTGACATAGTGTTCACCTTGTTTTGCGTTTTTTGCCATGATGTAGTTATTATACTAGGGTTTAGTTGATATTGATAGGTGGTTTTTCACCTTTCTTTTATTTATTTATTTTAAAAAACCCCTTGTGAGAACCAAGGTCCATGTGATAAAATAGCTTTGTGCCAGCGGTCAGGATAGCTATTATTAGAAGTATACTACTCCTATCATATATCCACATAAGAAAAAGGCAGCTGCCCATCCAGGATATATCTTACAGAACTCCCATACATTAGCCCAATAGTCTAAAAACTCTTTCATTGTGCGACCATCGACAACACGCTAGTTAAAAAGATAAGGCACAGTATAGTTACCTCTGCCTTATCTCTTAAGTTTTCTATCTTGCGTTCTTTAGACATAATATAAAAATTGGTCTGTTACCAGGCCAAGGTAGCTAAGAACATTACTCCAAATGGTAATAATATTGGAAGAGTCAGTAGTGTTAGGAACTCAATTGCTTCAATGATTCTTGGTAGAACTTCTCTTAGGTCTTCGAATCTGCCCACCATGCTCTTCGCAATCTCAATAATTGCAGTCGTCATGGTTTCTCCGTTATTAATAATAATTATATAATTGTATCACTAAGAATGATACACAATCTATTTAGTAAGTTTGTATGCTTAATGTAAAATCTTTTTTAAAAATACATTAAAACTAATATCATAAGAGCACCACCAATCGTATAGACTAGTAATGATACTAACCAAAATGGAATCTTATCCATTATCTGATTGTTTCATGACAAATTAAATGTCTTGGTGAAGTGCCTGTGCAAACTTCAATAGTATCTCTTTTCATTTCTTTTTTCTTTTCTAATGTCACAACTGTTTCTGTTGTAGCACAACTTACTGCAAAGATTACTAAGAATATTATACTTAAAAATTTCATTGTTTCCTTGTTTATAGATTAAACACGCTGTATTACCTGAGTAATACACCTGATATTTATAAACTAGTTAATCTTAGTGAAACTTCTTTTTATCTTTTGGTGCCACAGCATATTTGAATTCTTCAGCCTCTCGGTTATCTGACATGTCTTCTAATATATCTTCTATAAATTCTTCATCTGGTGCATCTAGAAACCGATTCTCATTTAACATTCTATCCAAATGTCTTCTCATCACTTCTTGAACTTTTAAGTCCTCTTCATTCGCCAATGGTATAGATTTATTCTCAATCATCTCCATCCATTTACTAGATGCGTTATCATAATATGGAACGAATTGCTCGTTCATTAGATTTCTATGAACTATCTCAAACTTAGGTATACTTACCTTCTCTTCAGCACTCAATGGTGCATAGGGATAAAATACTGCGTTTGTTCTTGGTGTGCCTGGAACTAAAGACAATTGGCAAATCATAGGTAATGTAATCTCAATAGTCTCACCTAAATCTCTAGTCATACCGACTACTTCTGTTCCGGACTTTAGTTTGATAACTTCGTATCTTTCTGGAATTAGGTCTATTGGTCCTGTCATTTACTTTAACTCAAATTGTTTAAGTTCGTAAGGAAAGTTCTCCTCGTTGTATATATTTATGCGTTCTTTCAAGTGAGCAAGGGTATAATTATCACATCCTAAGTCATCTGCGATATCAAATAACCTCATACTATCTTTACCATCTGCCTTACGAAGACCCCTACCAATAGACTGTAAGTTTCTTATTCTAGATTTTGATGGCGATGCAAATACTACATTATCAATCTTCTTGATATTAATTCCTGTTGAGAAGGTTCCATATGATGCAAGTATAACAGAATCTTTTCCTTTCTCTACTAACTCTCTAACTGACTCTCTATCTTCTGTATCTGTTCCACCATAAACATAATGTAAATCCTTTACTCTCTTCTCCAACATTGGGTATAGAACCTCACCATGTTTCTCAACATATTGGAACAATACGAGTGTGTTACCTTTTAGACTTGCGACTAGATTAGTTATAAAGTTATTTCTTGCATCACAACTAACAAGATAGTCCATCTCTTCTTGATATGTTCCTTTCTTCTGTTTTGGGTGTTCAAGTATCAAACAATCGATATTAATTTGTGCGATTGTTCCTTGTTCCATGAGTTCAGAAGATGATATAACTTTCTTAACAGGTCCAAACAAACCTTCTAACTGTAATCTATGAACTTCTGAACCATCTAATGTTCCTGTTGTGCCTATTCTAATTGCAGTCTTCTTCATCTTCTCTAAGATACCTTTGAGTGTTGTTGCTTTAAATAAGTGTGCTTCATCTCCGACAACCATATCGAATGTTTGCATTACTTCTTTAGGTGCTTTACTAAATGATTGCCATGTTGTAATTGTTATTGGTGCATCGAATACTT